CGGAGCAATGAGTTACAAGTCTTAACTCCGTTGGCAGTGTAATAGAGAGATCTTAGCCAGTAAAACAGCATGAACGCAACATGTGTTAACTTTGCCCGATTAGTTTGAATCTTAAAGAACTAATCCAGTGTTTTATTCTATTATTATCTTTATTGATGTTATAGTATATTACACAAAGGACACTTGATACCTAATGATTAAATTATTCAATAACTTAAAACAAACAAAATGGAAACAAACCTTGAAAAAGCTAAAAGAAAATTAAGAGACAGTATGGCAATTAGTGGTTTTGATATTAGCAATGATTCATTTTTATTTGAAATGTTAGAATTAGCAGCTAAGCCAGATTTTGATTTATCCAAGAAGATAATTGATGAGTCAGATAATATTTATACTTCTGCATTCGAAATGGATGAAGATAATTTTAAGCAGTTTTTAAAAGATAATTACTCCAACCAACATAAATAATCAATAACTAAACTAATTAAGATGAATTTATTAGAAGCTTACGATAATAGAAACGATTGGGATTTAATGTATCCCAGAAATTTTCTCTCATTAGGGACATTCATCGCACACTTAAATATGTGGTATAGTGGCTATAAGATTACTAAGAAGGGTGATAGTACGTTAATTATTAAATTGAAACGAAGATCCGTTATACAAACAGGATTATTATCTAACATTTTATCAGTAGAAAAATCATTGAAAGCTAACTATATGGATTTCAATATAAAGTTGACTGGTAGAGAGATAAAAATTTACGCATATTCATTTTTAGAAACACTTAGATCTGATTAGTATGTTCTTAAACATACAAATAAAGTTTGCCAAGTAAATAAATGATATTAGATTTGGGTAGTATTAATTTAACCACCCGAGAGGGATAAAAGAAAGAGGTATGATACACGAAGTAATAATGTATGCGATAACATGTGATAATTGCAAAGAAGATCTGGGAGCGTATTCAGATTATAGCGCATGGGCTGATAAATCACAAGTCGAAGATGATGCTGAAAACTCAGAATGGGAAGTATTTAACGGTACGCATTATTGCCCGAATTGCTATACGCGCGATAAAGATGGTAATGTAGCTATTAAAAACAAACCTAAAAAGTAGCGTAAGACGTTAACCACTCATTTGATTTAAACCGATCTTTCACGAGGTCGGTTTTTTTTGTATATTTGCATTAACCAAAAACTATAAGATGAAGAAGATAAGAGTAATTGAAAAGCACGACCAAAGGAGTGTGTCTAAGGATGAATTAATTGATATTCTTATGAAACAGATAGAATCAATTAAGAAGTCTGATAACACTTATCATCTAAGAACAACACGAGAATTAGAGGAGTGGATTGATGAAGGATGGAATCGCGGCAAAGATGTAGCAAGAGAAATAACCATAAGAACAGAGTTTGATGGGAATTAGGCAACAATTAAAAGCAGAACAAAGGCGTAATGCCGTATTTATAGCCAATTTCGAGAGGTTATTGAAACCACTTAGGCGAAAGGCTATACAAGTGGTATTGGATAATATGACAGGATCTTATGAGACATTAGCCGATAATGCAGCCTCTTTAGTTGATGAGTATTACTTGCCTGACTTTTATAATAAGCTTTACACTGGTGTAGGTGGATATTGGGCGCGTAGGCAATATAATAACCTATTAGGTCTTAAGGCTGATATAAACGATGCCATTTGGAACCAGGAACTACAACAGTGGGTGTCCGCTAATACAGGAAAATTAATAGTTTCTGTAGAAGGTACGCTAAAGAAATGGGTACAAAAAACAGTCCAGGATTATGTAGAAATTGCAATTGAAGAGGGATTGGGACTTGAAGAGCTAACTCAACGAGCTAAAGGCATTTTAAAATCATCTTATACGGGATATGAAACATGGAAGGTCAGACAGATTGTGAGTCAAGAAGTCTTATCCGCTTATTCTGTATCGAACAAGATCGGTGCAGATGCGTCGGGGTTAGACTATACAAAACAATGGATCCACTCAGGGAGTGGCCAGCCTCATAAAAACCACGTTCCTCTCAATGGGGTGACGATAGGTAAAACAGAACGTTTCCAAGTCGGGGCGTATACTGCACTTTACCCAAGAGATACGAGTTTGGGAGCTGAGGAATCTGTGAACTGCCTATGCGCCGTAAGCTATCGCGCTAAGTAACGTTCAAGTCTAAACATGATGGGTATTTATTTTCAATCAACCAATTGAATCTAATTTTAAAACTTCAAATTCTACTATTTTTTTCATATCTCTTTTATTTATTGGTTTATAATTTCAAATCTACCACTTTACAAACAATTCTAGCTAGTTGAAAGCATGTTGCAAGGCATAACCCGAGGTGTTAGGTCGGGTTATTTTGTTTAGGATTTCCACCAAATCTTTTTATTATTAACCTTTAATGGTTTAATTTTCTTTGTGTAATAATAATCTTTTCTGATCATTTTAACCAATGCAACATAAGCTTCTGGCTCATCCTTACATATCCTGATATTATTAGATCTGTTGTCGTTAACGACATATACATCGTGTTTCATTTCAAAGTATATGCTATCTGGGTTATCATTTCCGTGTGTTAAATCGATAGAATATCTACTCCTTACTATTTTAAGTAGTTTAGTTTTCATCTCTAAAATATTAAATTAATTAACAATGATACTCCTTTGATAATAAAGATCAGTCCTATGCAAGAAATAAAGCCTAACGCAAACCATTTTCTTAGTGCTGATTTGCGCATGATTATCTGCCTTGCAATCTCTTCTTTTTGAAGCTCTATGTAGGAATTAGAATCGGATAACTCTTTTTTATATCGATCCTTAGTAGCCATTACTTTTTTTATCGAGTCGTTAATGTCAGACAGTTTACAGGCGTAATATGTATCTGTTGACATCTTAGTTTCGCCGCTATAATGTTTATTAATCAGAACTACTTCACGATTAATTAAGATGTCTTGCTTAGCTAAATACTCAGCAACCTGATCTAAGTTATCAAATAAATCATCAGAGAAAGAGCTTGTAAACTCTCCGTTTTCGATGCCATTTAAAAGCGTTTGTTTTATTTCTTCTTTCATTTCGTTTCCTCCAATATTTTAGTTTTTAAATCCTTCTTAGCCAACATTGACATATAGCTACTAAATGATAAGCCTAATTCATCGGCTTTGTCTTGTGCGCTCTTATACGCCTCATCGGTCATGTATACGGGTCTTAATTTCCTTTTACTCATGGTTATTTATTTTTATTATTAATTTGAATGTATTTAATTAAAACCTCATTAAGCATTCCTGATAATTCATGCTCGCTATCCTGTTCTGCTTCGTACATCATCCCAAGTAGATTGTAAGTGTATCTGTGATGAGTTGGAGGCTTTGGCAATTGCAATGTATTATGGAACACTACATCTTTAAAATCTCTACTTTTCGAGCTTGCAAGAAAGGCTCCGATTGCTGCTTTAAAATTTATTTTCATCTCGTTTTATTTTCCCTCGCGGGTGGTTGGGTTAATCTTCTTTTTCAATACAAACATTACGCTGGTGTGATCAGGTCTTACTAGTGATGAGCAGTTATCAGATGGCAACTCATCGCATATAGATGGGAATAAGGCGCAATGACCGCATGATACGAACTCAACACATTTATATTTCACTCCTTCTAATTCAAATTCTTTATTTAGCTTCGGATAGCTCATCTATTTAATTATTCGTTAAACATACCGCAATCTACACAATATTATTCAATAAACAATATTATAACAATATTACTTTAACACTCATAAGTAAATTATTTAACAAATCGCATGTTATAAAACATTTTATTAGTAAATTAGCGGTATTAATATAAAAAAGTTAGTATGAAGAAATTACAGCATAAGAATTTTAATCTATCAGGCTTCGAAGTTAAAGAGGATGATAACGGCACTGTATTAGAAGGATATGCTTCTACGTTCAATAATATAGACTCATATAATGACACCATTATAAAGGGTGCTTTTGCTGAAACTATCAAGGGTGAAAATGGCGAGCGTATAGCTTTTTGTTACCAGCACAGAATGGATGTACCTATCGGAAAGATAGAGACGTTGAGAGAAGATGACAAAGGTTTATTTATCAGTGTTAGAATCTCTAAATCAGAGGATAAAATCGCTACCAAAGTAAGAGAGGGTATCCTAAAAGAAATGTCTATCGGTTACTGGGCAGAGATTAAAGAGTATAACGATGAGACAGGAATAAGAACACTTAAGAAGATTAATCTTCATGAGGTTAGTCTTGTTACTCGTGCCGCTGATTCATTCGCTAAAGTTACAGGCGTAAAGGCTGAGGATTTCGAATTAAAATCAATTGACTTGGAAGAATTGAAAGCCTTACAGATAAGTATTGAAAAAGAATTAAAATCTCGGGAACCTAAAACGATTTTCGACTACTTCAAATAAATAAATTAATTATCGATAATTAAAATTAGTACAATGGAAAAAACGTTAGAAGAAAAAGCTGCTGAATTGCAAGCTGAATTAAAAAAAGCAACGGATTTTGTTGAGAAAAACAAAGATCTTGATGTTGTTGAATTAAAGGAGACTATTGCCACTTTGGAGCAGAAGCTTAAAGATATCCCTGCTCAAATCGAGCTTAAAGAGGATGTTGACTTCAAAGCAATGAACGATGTAGTTAATAAACTGAATGTTGAAATCAAGGCTTTGAAGAAAAATGAAGCTGAAACCAAGACGTTTGTTCAAGAAATTGATCGAATCCTTAAAGATCCTGAGACTAAAGCCGCTTTCGATAAAGGAGGCATGAAAGGTTTAGAGGGGAAATCTTTCGAAATGAAGGTTGATACTACCGCCTTTGTTGGTGATGTGACAAGAACACAATCGAAGCCTGGCGCTAATTACGCAAGAGAGCAGCGACTGACAGTTACGCCTTTATTCAGTGTTGTTCCAATGGATCAAGATAAGAGTCGTATGCTGTGGGTTGAAGGAGCCTACACTTCTAACGTTGGTTATGTTGGCGAAGGTGCTGCAATTGGTACTGACGACACAGGAGCGGAGGAAGAAAAAACTCGTGAGCTTGCAAAAATCTCAGCTAAGATTAAATTTACTGCTGAAATGTTCGAGGATCGATCAGCTTTTGCGGCCAGACTTCAGAATAAATTAATGTTTAATTCTGAGAAGTTCATTAACACCAATCTGATTTCAGGAGATGGTAATGACGCAACACAAAAGAAGCATATTTACGGATTGATTACTCAAGGGTCAACCGCTTTTGCAGCCGGAGATTTAGCCAACGCTTACAAGGATGCAAATATTGACGACCTGGCAGCAGCTATAAATGTACAAGCTGACGAGTACACGCCTAATTATGTATTGATGAATAAGCTCACCGTAGCGAAGTATTCAAGACATAAGGACACAACAGGCCAGTATGTTATTCGCGAGGTTAACGGACAGAAGATGCTTGGTGGCATGATGATAGTTGAGTCTTACGCAATGGCAAATGACACGATGCTAGCGGTTGACGATTCGACTTTAGAGCTATGGCTTAAGCGAGGTATGGAGTTCAAGATCGGTCAAGAAGCTTCTGATTTATCTACTGATAATTATACCGCAGTTGTATTTTGGAGAGGACAGGCGTTGGTTGAAGGTCCAGACAAGGCTGGTAATATTTATGTTGCAGATATCGATGCGGCATTAATTGCACTTGATCCAGATAGAACATAAGCAAATACATTAGTTAAACTTTAAAAGGGTGGGCATCTGCTCACCCTTTTTATTAATACAATACATAATGGATAATAAGAACTTAGAAAATAAAGCGAATCAGTTGCCAAAGCAGGTTAAAGAAAATAAATCTAAAGCCGTAAATATCGAATTGCAAAGACAGAAAGATTCAAAGGAAATTAAAATAAAAGAGGCTAAAGCTAAAGAAGAAAGAGCCGCAAAGGTGAGAGCTGAAGCTTTAAAAAGCAAAACGCTTTACGTTGCCACTGAAGACTATCCAGGACTACCAGAAGGTACAGAGAAGGTTATTAGCAATAAATTAATTGCCGATAAATTCATTAAAAAAGGATACATCAAGCATGTTAAGAAGTAAGATATCCAATATAACGAATCCAATTGCCACAATAACCGATTTTAAAGAGGCTATTGGTGGCATTAATCACACGCTGAAAGATGGCGAGATTCAAAGAGATCTCGATGCAGCTATGGTGTGGGTAACTAAGCAGTCGAATATTCCTGCAATGGATTTTGATGTTCAGTTAATCCAGGATAAAGAGACTCTAAAGCAAGATTTACTATTCGACAACATTACTATTGAAACAGTAAAAGACTTGATTACAGGTGATGAGATTGCATATACAGCTAACGCCACAAGTAACAACATCACTTTAGAAGTAGAGTCTCAATTGCTCATCAACTACTCATGCGTAAAAGAAGATAATGCAGTGTTGAAAAATACGGTTATTCGTTACGCAATTGTGCTTTATTCAGGTCAAACAGATGCTGACGCAATGGCGCAAATTATGAAAGATTTACGAAGTATTCAATCAGAAATATTTTAAGTTATGGCAAATAGTTTTTATAGAGACGATGATGGTTTCTGGTGGATAAACAACAAAGTAGTTGTACCATCAAGAGACTTTTCTTTTCAAGTAGACGATAAGGCTGCACCTACCTTATTCACGCTAAAGGGCGCAACTAATTACTTCTTTGAAAAGGATTGGACATCTGTTGTGATAGCAGATATCGAAGATGAAAGTGGAACTCCTTATGGAAATTGGGCGGCATTCAAGGAGGGGGTGCGCGATTTTTTTACTAGGGCCGGCTTACAACAAGCTGGCGTTAATTTAAACGGGGTAGGCACACAGACTATTGCCGATGCAGATACATGGACGGAAATATCACCCGTGGGGGCGACTTTCGAAATTTCAGAGGATGCGAAAGGGTTTTATCGTGACATAACTGAATCTGAAATAGTACACACTGGGCTAAACGGGACTAATTATTTGTTTAGCGGATCAACAGATCTTAAATCATCAGCCAATACAGTTGTTGAATTTGCTTTGATTAAGAATGATGATTTGTTAAATCCTATTGCTGTTTCTCAGCACACTTTTGGTGCAGCTCAAAGTATTGAGAATTTTAGCATAAATAAAGATGTCAAATTTAATACAGGCGATAGACTAAATTTATATGCAAGGGTAGGGGCAAGCAATACCACATTGACTATATATTCTCTTAACACCTCTTATTGGGGTGACAGATAATAATAAAAAGCCTCGACTGGCAATCGAGGCTTTTGTTTTACTTGTTTAGTTTATCCCAATTCTCATCTAAATAGCGGTGACATTCTCGCTCGGTCATGATTTCAGAAAAATCAACATTATCACTAAACGCGCCTATACTGTCGTCAGACTTAATAGTGATATATGGATTCCCACCAATTATTTCTAAGGTATCTTTTTTTATAAAAAACGGATAATCCCCCTCAAAAAACTCAGTACCATACTTATTAGTATAAAGCGGCTTCTTCTCTTCGATTATTTCGGCCCAATTGCCTGACTTTGGACAAAATAATGTTAATGATTCTTTGTTATCTCCATACACGGCTCTAACTTCGCCAGAATGCTTGTGATAAAAAACGCTCGTTATTTTAAATTCAGACGGATTAAAACCTTTTGCGTAAAGCTGTGAATCTATTTTTCCAGCTCTATTGCCAATGTATTTGCCAGCCTCTTTAATCAAAAGCCTTTCAACTTCTTCCATGTCGGCTGGCTGCCATCTATATTTAGGATCATAAGGCAATCTAACAACATCACTCGCCTCTACGAATTCACCATCTTGAAAACTTACATGACGAAATTCATCATCTAAAACAAGAGCGATCTCATTTACTTTGTTTGATTTATACCATTGGCCGACATTATAAGCTGGCTTTTCTTCTTCTACCAATCGGTAAATCTTACCGTTAATATTCAATTCTTTTTCCATTACATCTGTTTTAATACTTCATTTAAAAATAACATCACTATTAATATCGCCATAAATGCACACAGAAGAACATTGCCAGCGTATTTAAACCAATTAGTTTTAGGCTTACAATAACTCCTATAAGCCTTAGACTTCTCCAATATATCAAGACTTTCCAAAGATAGACTATTGAAAGGATCTTTTCTATCTGTTGTTTCGTAGAATTCGCGTAGTTTATTTTTCATGGTTTCATTTATTGGTTTATTCTGCTAAAATATACCAATTTCCCCACATGGGGAATATGGGTGAACATGTTATAAAACACATTTACGAATTATTCACTATCTTTATAAACAAAAATATCATGATAGGAAAAGCCAATAAACGAATATTAATAGCCGACTACGATCAGGAGGTTGAAGCCTGGAGCGAAACAAAAGGCGTATATGGTCAACCAACCGTAAAAACTAAGCTGTTTACAATACTTGCAAAGGTAAAAGTATTAAGCGGCAATAAAGCCCTACAATACCAACAACAAGGCATTAACAATCCTGTGTTAATAGAAACTAACTTCTTAACTGTCACGCCATCATATCTAATGTGGAACGGCAGAAAGATACCTGTTACCTCGATGGTCGACCCTGATAACCACATGCAGAAAAGAGTTATTATTTTAGGTTCTTACACAGAATAGTATGGCAAAAGATGGGATAGAATTAAAAGTTTTTGATAAAGACATGCAAAGAGCCTTAAGGTCTGTTCGTTTTTGGGGCGGCAAAACATTAGAGCAAGTCTCTAAGGAAGTTCAGAAAGCGACTCTTAATACTGCGGCTGACGCTCAACAGAATGTCAAGGATAATGGGAGTATTGCAACTAGTCTATTAATAAATTCAATCAGTAGTAAATTTGATAAGATTAGAAATATAGGTGAGGTTATTGTGAATGCTGCTTATGGCGGATATGTTGAATTTGGGCGTAAAGCTGGGGGATTCCCCCCCTTAGCACCCCTAGAGACTTGGATTAAAAAGAAAGGAATAGAAACAGATCCTAAAAAGATTAAGTCAGTAGCCTTTTTAATTGGTCGGTCTATCGCCAAAAACGGAACTAAGCCTAAGCCGTTCTTAATTCCTGCATGGAAAAAGAACGCGAATCTACTTGTCGAGAATATCAAAGGAGTATTGAGGCGAAGCGGTAAAAATAGCAAAGTATAATGAAAGCCTGAGCGATTAACTCAGGCTTTAGTGTTCTTTATTCAGAAATAAAAAGTACGTGTTTTATTTGCTTGTTAGAGTTAATTGCGCTCGCTAAAGAAATTATTTTATATCTAAGCCGCAATTCCTACAGTACTCTCTGCCTGTTTTAATGTCAGCCTGATGGTGCTGACGTCCGCAGTCGCAAAATAATTTTTCATCTCTCTTCAAATCTTCTACATTTAAAATTTTCAACTCGTTCAGTATTTCACGAACTCTATTTTTGTCAGTATATAACATGTCAGCAACTCTAACACTTGGCGTTTTATCGTATTCAATCGTAAGTAGTGCGAGTTCTTTCTCGTAAAATTCTATTAGCTCATCTATTTTCATATGTAGTATTTTTAAATAAATTTTAAATTCCCGAATATTTCAATTAACTCTAATGTTGCGAATATCATCCTACTAGGTTGGTGATTTGCGAACGAAACATAACCCTAACAGCATTTAAATTCCATCAATCCCTAATTTGCGCTACGCACAAGGGATTTCACGGAACTTATATTCGCAACATTATAGGGCATTAAAGGGCATCACCACACATAGGGCAGTAGTTTATAAGAACTTTTTGCCCGTGGTCTAAACATCCGCAATCCTCTGGGTCTACCAATCTTAAATATCCTCTATCAACAAATACACTTAAGCTGTATTCAATACATTGGCTTCGATTTATTTTAACTTCATCATTCCCCCACCCAAAGCTCATATTGCTAATTATCTCATCTTTTTGTAGCAAAGTCTCGTCTTTTTCACAGTATTTACACATAATAATAAGTATTAAAAACGCCCTATAACAACGGCTAATAAAGCATAGCTAAATAAGGCAGTAAGTAATTTGAAGCGTTCTACATGGCTACGCTTCATAGCCAAACGTTACTACCCTAAAGCTTTATTCCCTAATTCGCACATTATAATCAGGTTCTTTTCCAGCTCTGCAATGCGCTTATCTTTGGTTTCGATTTCAACCTTGAGTTCATTTATAAGCACAGACTGTTTTTTCAGGTCGTATTCTAATGCTCCTAATTCTGGCTCTTTCTTCTTAGCCTCCTGAGCTTCGTAGGCTTCTTTTGTGGATAACTCAAAGCATGTATTACCTGACTTGTTGTAAGCATCATACTCAAATGCTCTATATATTCTATCGGTGCAATTACCAATAACCGAAAACTTATCAATATCAAGACTTTTAATATTATATATTTCGCCAACATTAAAAAAATCCTTAAAACAGCCATTATTATTACGCACACATAAAGCATATTTATTAGTCTCAACCCCCAAAGCCTCTTTCAATTTATCCATATCTTCAGGCATTGTAAAAACCAACATTGATGGATAATCGTATAAATTAACTCTTTTAGAAACATATTGCCAATCATCACCACTACTGTCAGATTCAATAATAGGACATGGTATACCATTGCACAATATATTAAAATCAGCACCCTTATGCTCATCTTTACGCTTAACAACTGTCTGTCCTGTGCCTCTAATTAAATCAATTGCGGGCTTCATATCTGCCCATGATTCTGCTTTAATTGCAATCTTTTTCATCTTATTTTTATTTTGAATTAATACTTCTCAAATCTAAGCCTTATTTATTTACCTATCAAATCAATTAAATCTATCAGATTTTAAATGATATAGATATGTCTTTATTTTTGATTATATTTATACCAAATTAAACATCATGATAAAGAAACAAGGTTTTAGGCTTTTAGAAGCTTTCAAGACTCAATGGTTGCCAGATCACGGGTATCTTAATAATGGGGTTGATCAGTACCCTAGAATTGAGGTTTACTCTAGTGGTGATAGCTCGCAACTAGATAAAGGAGATAATTCAAAGACAGTGGATCTTGTTTTTGATATTATCACAGAGAACTTCGATTCGGGAGAGGCGCAAAGTATAGCTGAAGTGTTTCAAGATAACCTAACTAACGATCCTATCGAGGTTGACGACTTCAATGTAGATGCTGTTATTTATACGGGAGATACACCATTAACAGAAGAGAGCGCAGATGATCAGCGCACAATAAATAGGATACTATTAAATTATCAATTTATATTAACACAAATTAACTTTTAAGTCATGGCAAAAAAAGACGGAAAGAAATTTCGAATCTACATTGTTGACGGTGGGAATACGGCTATTCCGTTAGAAACTACTGCTTCGTTTGGTATTGAGAATGCAATTATTGATGCATCAGATAAAGATTCTGGTGGATGGCAGGAAAACATTGACGGTCAAAGATCATGGAGTGCTGAATCTTCAGTTAACTATGACGCTGCACAGACTGGGCAAATTGATCTTTTAGATAAAATTATCGACACCGACAACTCGACACAGGTTAGTGTTTTGATTGGAGAGGATAGTGTGGCGGGGGATATTGCATGGAGTGGCACAGCATTATTAGCATCAACTAACGTATCTGGAGACAATAATGCATTGATTACAATGGATGTGTCTTTAACCGGTACAGGTGGATTAACTAAAGTTACAAAAGCTCCTTAATGATAGGCGAATGTACAATCAAAATCAACAATAAAGAGGTTGGCTGCCTATTTGGGGTCAACTTCTTTAGAATCATCGAGGATGAGGGGTTGAAGTTAACGGGAAAAGTTGGTGATCCTATGGATGGGGCTTATACCGTATGGGCAGGAATAAAAAATAATTGCTTCATGTTAGGCGAGGAATGCGACATCACGGTTAAGGATGTTTACCTATTAATGAATAACGATTTTGAAGAGTTCGAGAAGGCTAT